CACCCAAATATAGACAAGTGGCCTAATAAAACCAAAGCAGAGCGTGAGCTTGTTCTTAAATGGAACACAGCTATGAACGCTGGCATTGGTAACACCATCTTGCATGCCACATCATTTGATAAGCCACGCGTCATGGATGGTGTGGTTTACGCACGGTATCGCCCATGGATGAAGAAGATAGGGTTTAGTGAAGCAGACATTGATCAACGTGCTTCAAGTTCTAGCATCAAGCTGGTACGCATTGAGTCACAGGCTATGACGTTTCCGTTCCAGTTTTATAACTTCATGCTTGGCGCAACATCACGCATCACCGCAGGCATGGCAGACCCAATGCGCAGGCACCGTGTATCAGGTGCAGTCGCGCTGCTTGGCCTTGGCTATGTTTCATTGCAGTTAAAGAAAGACAGCTGGTGGTTCGATGCACGTTCAGATGCAGAAGTATTCCAGCGGGTAGTAGATCAGTCAGGCATCTTTGCTGTATATGCAGACCTAGCCTACACAGCAACACATGCAGCTATAGGCACAGGCATGTTGAGTGCTGACGACTCACTGCTAAAACCAAAGTACAATCCTACATTCTTCGATGCCATTACAGAGCCGCTTGGCGCTGGCCCCGGAATGATATTTAGCAACATGAAAGGCGCTATGGACTACATGAATGGCGATACAACAGAAGCTGCAAGAGAGTTTAAATACAACCTGCCAATACTTCCGATAATTGCAATGGCAGCAGACTTCTTCAGTGACGATTAATGTGCGTGGAGCAATGCATTAATGCATGATATGAGGCTATTATGACAATTAATTTAGCAGATAACGACCCCAGAATATCATACGCTGTTGCGGCTAGTGTGACGCAAAGTTCGTTTACTGTTCCGTTTGAGTTTTTCGAAGACGCTGATTTAAATCTGTATGTCGATGGGACATTAAAGACTTTAGCCACGCACTACACTGTTTCTGGTGGTTCTGGTTCTACTGGCACGATAACTATGACCTCAGGTAATGAGGTTACTGGCATATCTGGTGGCAGTACAGTTGTTGTTACACGCTCTATTAAACTAGAACGTACTACAGATTTCCAAACATCTGGCCCATTTGCCATTGCTGCTTTGAATGAGGAGCTTGATAAGCTTGTTGCTATTCAAGCTGACTTGAAAGATCAAGCTGATCGTTCTTTGCAGCTTACTGATTTTGATGCAGATGCTTCTTTAACGCTTCCTGATGTGAACACACGAAAAGGCAAAACTCTTGCTTTTAATGGTGTGACTGGTGCTGTTGAGTCTGGGCCTAGCATTGATGATGTGCAAACTGTATCTGCTGCGTCTGCTGACATTGCTACATTGGCAGATATACAAGATGGCACTGTAGATACAAACGCAATAACTACCGCTGCTGGTATCTCATCAAACATTACTACAGTGGCTGGCATATCTGCTAACGTAACATCTGTTGCCAATAACGAAACAAATATAAACACAGTAGCTACTGATTTAAGTGGTAGTGACACTATAGGCACAGTCGCCGGATCAATTTCAAATGTAAATACTGTTGCTGGTATTGATGCAAATGTGACAACTGTAGCGGGTGTGTCTGCAGATGTAACAACTGTTGCAACTTACTATACTGATTTGCAAACAGTAGCCGCTGATATCTCATCAGTAATTACAGCTGCTAGTGATTTGAACGAAGCCGTATCTGAAATCGATGTCGTTGCAAATAACATTGCAGATGTGAACACATGCGGCACTAACATTGCCGCCATTCAAGACGCGCCTAATCAAGCTACAGCTGCTGCTGCGTCAGCTTCAACAGCTGCCAGCCATTTGTCTACATTTCAAGACTCGTTTCAAGCAAGCGCATCAGCACCGTCAAGCCCAACAGAAGGTGATCTGTGGTACGACACAGCTAATAGCCAGCTAAAGGTTTATGTTGGCAGCAGCTTTCAATTAGCTGGCGCGTATTTGCAAGGTTTGACAACCACACATGTGTTTACATCTACGGCTGGACAAACAACATTTACCACTGATGATGCCAGCAATACGATGAACATTTATGCTAATGGTAATACATTAGTATTTTTAAATGGCATACGTTTGATTGAAGGCACTAGCTCTACAAACGATTATTATATTAACGGCAACGACATAATTTTAAACACAGCGTCAGCAGCAGGTGACATGCTGTATGTTGAAGTGTTTACAAAAGTATCTCTTACGCAAGAAACATCTCTCAATAATCTGGTTACACAGGCTTCAACGTCTGCAACCAATGCTGCAACAAGCGAGTCAAATGCCGCATCGTCTGCATCCGCAGCTGCTGCTGATGCTGTATCAACAGCGGCTGACGTTGTAAGCACTAACGCTGATGTTGTTAGTACAAATGCTGATGTTGTTTCGTCTGCCGCGTCTGCTGCTGCAGCGGCAACAAGTGAATCAAATGCTGCAACAAGTGAATCAAACGCTGCTACGTCAGCTGCCCAAGCTGCTGCTTCTGCTGGTGGTGGAACACTCAAAATCAGTGGCTCAGATACAACAGCTGATGTTCTTGAGAACAAACTAGTTGCTGGTACTGGTGTTGTTCTGACAAAAAACAATTCCGGTGCAAACGAAACAATAACGATTGCAGCAAGTTTAACTGAGACAAACCAGACAGCTACAGCTGCGCAGACTAGCTTCACTGTTTCTTACACAGTAGGGCGCATACAAGTATTCATGAATGGTATCAAATTAATCAGCGGTTCTGATTTTACAGCAACCAATGGAACATCAGTCGTATTAGCAAGTGGAGCCGCTGCTGGTGATGTTCTTGAGTTTGCAGTGTTTGGATAGGTGAACAATGACTAAAGCACGTTTAATGGCTGATCTCATTGACAACAACGGTGATGTGCAACTTGCCGCTTTAGACAATGTAGCAGCTTTTCCTACTAATTGGAGCGCAGCATTATCAGGCTCCGACATGGTTTTTAATTACAATGGAACAGATGTTTTCAAGATTACAACGGCTGGTGCTGTTGTTGCCCTTGATGACATCACAGCTTTTGGAACTGTGTAATGCCAATAGCAGCATCAGGTGCGGTATCATTTAGTGACTTACGCTCAGAGTTTGCAAGCGGCTCTGGGGCTGTTAGCTTTTCTGATTTGTATCGTGGTGGCTCAAATGTTCTAGCTAAAGCAGCTAATAACACTGGTGTTAATTTGGCCGCTTCTGTTCCGACAACTGGGTCTATAAATTTTACTAACTTTCGCGGTGCTGCAAAAGGCTTCCGCTTTATATACGCATCTGGTGCTACCAACCAAAATGCTTCGGCGCTTTTTGGTGATGACTATGCTGTAAATTACCCGAAAGAAATTGTAATTAATAGCGGTGTTGAACTGGGTGCAACGTCCACTTCTGAAGAAGCTTTACAAATTAATTCTGGTGGTGCTGGCACAATTACCATAACCAACAATGGCACATTATCTGGTGCTGGCGGTGCAGCTAATAGCGGTGCTGGTGGCGATGCGTTTGAAGCTAATGTTGCCTGCATCCTTATAAATAACGGCACCATACGAGCTGGTGGCGGTGGCGGCGGTAAGGGTGGTAACGGAAATTACGGCACACTGCAAAAGCAATATCAAAATTCCTACTGGTATAAATACACACGCTTCTGCAACTCATATAACTCTGGTGAGTTATGGTGGGGTTCAGGAAATATGATCTTGAGTTCTCGTAACTGTGATTGCGGTTGCAGCAGAAGCACTGGTGGATGGCTCTATAAAAGAAGTGATCGCACTTCATGTAGCTGTGGTCAAAACGAGGCTATGAGACAGAGAACTGTCTATACAAACACGACTGGTGGTAACGGAGGCCGTGGTCAAGGCTATAACCATGGGAGTGCTGGTGGTTCTAATGGTGGCACAAACGCTGGAAGAGGCGGAAATGGTGGCGGATACGGCTCCAGTGGCGCGAATGGTGCTGGTGGTAACGTATCTGGCGGATCTGGTGCCGGTGCTGCTGGAAAATATATTCGCGGACTTGGCAATGTCACATTTACAAACAACGGAACTGTACAAGGTGGCACGGCTTAATGACTGCTGAAGAACGGTTACAGATTTGTAAATCATGCGAATGGTATCGAGCTGTTATTTCGCAATGCAAAAAATGTGGCTGCATTATGAAATTTAAAGTGCGTTTAAAAAATGGTAAATGCCCCTTGGAGAAATGGACATGACACAATACACGGTTGAAAAGATAGACAACGGCATTGCTACTTTACGCTATGCAGACAACAGTTGGGCAGAGGTCACTTTGTCTACTGATATGACGCAAGAAGACTTAGATGATCTTGCGCATCAATACGCGCCGAAGATTGGCGTTGCTCCATCTTTTGTTTCTGTTGGCATGATAAGCACAGCTAGCGCAAAGCCAGAACCCATTGAGCCAGAAGACGAGCCAGACCCAAGACCTGCTTGGTTGGTAAGCCGTATAGAAGCGTATGGAAATGTTGCTTCTCAAATTGAATACATAACTGAGAACGGTCTTGAAGCGTGGCAAACCCATGTAGCTTCAATCAAAGCTCAATATCCATCTGAATAATGGTAGTTGCTGAAGTTCTTACCGGCATTGCGTTAGTCCAAAAGTCTGTTGAGTTTATTAAATCTAATATCTCAACGGTCAATGACGTTGGCGACATAGCAAAGCAAATCGATGATTTGTTTCGCGGTGAGAAAGAAGTTCAGCAAGCGCGTAATAAGAAGTCTAACAGCGGATTAGCTGATCAATTTGGTGTTGATACTGTTGCTAAAGAAATTATAGATGCAAAGCTTGCAGCTGAGAAAATGCAAGAAGTTGCGACTATGGTTGATATGCGTTTCGGTCATGGCACTTGGTCTGGCATCTTGCAAGAACGTGCAAGACGAATACAAGAAGCAAAAGAGGCTGCTGCTGCTGCACGTTTAAAAGCAAAAAGAGAGCAGGAAGAGCTTACAGAATTAATAAAAAAAATCCTTCTTGTGTTTGCTATTTGCGTCACCGTTATTGCTGCATTTTTGTTTTTGGTTCTGGGCATTTCAAGAGCCAATGAAATTTTGTACGTTTCGCATCCTGCATTAATGCATTAGGGTCTGGTCATGGATAACAAGGACATATTAGATGGGGCAGCAGTGTTTGCAACGGTGGGTGCATTGACAGATTTGTTGCCGCCTCTTGCTGCATTATTCACAATTATATGGACTGCGCTTCGTATTTACGAAATGGATACAGTGCAGCGGTTGATTGAAAAGTGTTCCAAGCGATAGTCATTGGCTGCTTAATATCTAACCCTACTCAATGCGTTGAGTTTCAGAACGCACGACACCCTCTTAAATCACGCCAAGCTTGTGAAGAACGAGCCATGCAAATGGCTAACGATATCAATCGTATTACGTTTGATATGAAGGCGGTGCGTTGGCGTTGTTTCAAATTAAATAACGGTGCTTTGACATGATTTTACCAATTGTAAATGCAGTGACCACTCTTGCTGGTTCATGGATGGAAGGAAAAGTTGCTACACAAAAAGCAAAGACTGAGGTTGCCAAGAAGGTGGCGGCTGGTGAGATGGAATGGAACCAGACAATGGCGCAAAATTCTGCGTCGAGCTGGAAAGATGAATGGCTGACGATATTAGTAAGCATCCCTTTGATACTTGCATTTACTGGATATGAAGATGTGGTTGAGCGCGGCTTTGCTGCGCTTGATGCAATGCCAGATTTTTACAAAACGGCTGTTGGTGTGGTGTTCGCTGCCAGCTTTGGTGTTCAGCAACTGACAAAGATGTTTAAGAAATGACGGTGATTAGCATGAATGTGATGAGGCTTCGTCAAGAGCTAGAGTCTGATGAGGGTTGCGTCTATGAGATTTATTTGTGCAGCGAAGGTCATCCAACCTTCGGCATTGGGCATTTAATACGGCGCACTGACCCTGAGTATGGGAAAGAAATAGGTACGCCTGTATCGGCAGAGCGTGTAGCTGAGGCTTTTGAAGCTGACATTGATATGGTTC